GAGGCGGCGGTCATGATGACAGCGCGCACCAGGAAAGACAGGCAAAATTAGATAAGAAAGCCAGGGAGCTGGAGGCGAAGGCGAGAAGGGATAAGAGATACGCCGATGCAGCCGAGCGCTTGAGGAGAAAACAGGAAAACGAGGCGGCGAAGTTCACAGGCTCCAAGAGGGTGGATAAGATTTCAGCGGCGATCAACGCGGCGCAGTCAAGCGATCCGTCAAGAATGCAAGCATCACAGGATGTGGCGATCATCAGGTCGAATATTGCAAAAATTCCTGGCATGGCGGCAACGGACAGCAGAGGAAATATACTGCGAAGCTCAAGCGGAGCAGCCATCCTGACATCCGCGGGTAAGCGCATGCTGGATGAAAAAGGATACAAGTACGGTGACACGGGAACCATAAAGGCGACCGCGGCACAGGAAATTTCACAAATGAAGTTCAAATCTGCCATAGCGCCGGGGATCCTGAAACCATTCGCGGAAAAATTGTTCAATCCTTCAACGGTGCTGGCGAGCAGTTATCAAAGCGGAAACATGAAGGAAAGAAAAAAAATTGAAAAGGACTTAAAGCTGGGTGATAAGAAAATTACAGGCACGCCGAAGGGACATGAATCGGTGTTGCAGAAAAATTTATTATTGTCCGGGAAAGACCGCAAGGCGTTTCTGATGGGGGAGACGGATAAATTATTAAAAGGAAATTTAGGTGATTAATGGCGACAAATAAAGCAAAAGAATTATTAGACCGGTACGGCAAGTTGAAAGTGATGCGCGGCACCTGGGAGAGTCATTGGCAGGAGATCGGTGATTATGTATTGCCGCGAAGAGCTGATGTCACGAAGAAACAGGCTAAAGGATCAAAGAGAACGGAGTTGGTGTATGATGGAACCGCAATTCATGCCGCCGAACTATTGGCATCTTCTCTGCACGGAATGCTGACGAACGCGGCTTCGCCGTGGTTCTCACTGCAATTCAAGGATCCGATGCTGCAAGGGGATGATGCCATTAACGAATGGCTGGAGGAATGCACCAGGCAGATGTACCAGGCGTTCAACCGCTCCAATTTTCAGCAAGAGATCCATGAAATGTATTTGGATCTCATCGCTTTCGGCACGGGTTGCATGTTTGTGGAACGAAGCGACCAGGAGCAGTTGCGATTTTCAACAAGGCATATTTCAGAAATATTCATTCAGGAGAATGAGCGAGGCGTGGTTGACACGGTTTTTCGCAAATTTAAGATGTCCGCGAGAGCCGCCTTCAACATGTTTGGAGCGGCGACACAGGAGATAAAAAAAATATCAGAGGAGAATCCCTATCAGGAACTGGAGTTTCTGCATTGTGTCATGCCGCGTGATAAGCGCGATGTGAAAAAAATTGATGATGTCAACAAGCCTTTCTCTTCCATTTATTTGACGATTGATGGAAAAATGCTGGGTGAGGGGGGATTCAATGAATTTCCGTATGTGGTTCCGCGTTTTGTGAAATCAAGCGTGGAGGTATATGGAAGATCACCATCCATGACGGCGTTGCCGGACATTAAGATGTTGAACAAGATGTCGGAGACAATGATCCGCGCGGCTCAAAAAACCATTGACCCGCCGCTCCTTGTTCCTGATGACGGTTTCATCATGCCGATCAAGACCATTCCCGGAGGATTGAATTTTTATCGATCGGGTTCCAGGGATCGAATTGAACCATTGAACATCGGCGCGAACTTTCCTTTTGGTTTGGAATATGAAAATCAAAGACGGGAGGCGATCCGCCAGGCGTATTTTGTTGATCAACTGTTGATGGCGCAGAATGTGACCATGACCGCAACGGAAGTCTTACAGCGTAATGAAGAAAAGATGCGATTGCTGGCACCGGTTCTGGGAAGGCTGCAATCAGAAATGTTGCAACCCCTCATTGACAGGACTTTTAACATTTTATTGCGTGATGGAATTTTACCGGCACCGCCTCCGACATTGCAAGGATTGGACATTGACATTGAGTATGTATCACCGCTTGCTAGAGCGCAGAGACAGGGTGATGTCAATGCGATGATGAGAGCGTTGGAAATCATCATGCCGCTTAACCAGGTGGCTCCGATGCTGGATTATGTGGACACCGACAACTTGGTGAAACACATCGCTGAAATATTAGGCGTTCCAAGCAAGGTCATTCGTTCAGACGGGGAGGTTCAAGAATTACGAAATCAAAGAGCGCAGCAGCAACAGGCGGCGGCGCAAGCCGAAGCCGCGAGAGCTGATGCACAGGCAGCCGGACAGGCGGCTCCGATGGTGAAAGCGGTCGGAGGCTTGGGTGGCTGATCAAGTACCGAAGGAATTATTGCAGATCATTGATCTGTATAAGCAAACATTCAACACGGATGGCGGAAAAAAAGTTTTAATTGATCTGCGTTCGCGTTGTTATGGAAATCGCAGCACGTTTGATAAAGATGCGAACACTGCTGCGTTCAATGAAGGACAGCGTAACGTCATCCTACACATTGAGAATTTTTTAAACTTTAAATTAAGGAAAGAGTAAAACATGGCTGACACACAGGTAGCGGAAGAGCAAGTATCTCAACCGTCTGTAAGCGAAGCTCCGGTTGAAACAAATTGGAAGGATAGTTTATCAGATGATATAAGAGATGATACTTCTCTCAAAGACATACATGATGTAAATTCCCTGGCGAAGGGATACGTTCATGCGCAAGGAATGGTGGGTAAGGATAAGATCGCCTTACCGGGAAAATACGGAACCGAGGAGGACTGGAACCAGGTTTATAGCAAGCTCGGCAGACCGGAGACTTCGGATGGATATGAGTTTGAATATAAACTTCCCGAAGGGGATGACGGTTCAAACTTGAACTCTTTTAAAGAAGTATCACATAAGTTAGGTTTGCTTCCGCAGCAAGCGCAAGGCATTTTACAATTCTATGATGAATTGAACGCGGCGGTTGTTAAGGAGGCGGAAATAACTTTAAATGACAACAGGGAAGGCGTTGTCAAGGATTTACAAAAAGAGTTTGGCAAGGCAACGGACAGTAAAATTCAACTGGCTGAACGCGTTGCCAAGCAGTTTGCAAATCCGGAAATTTTTGAAACAAAGTTGGCGGATGGTACGCCTTTAGGAAACCATCCGGCGATCATTCGCGCGTTCATTAAAATCGGGGAGGCTATTTCAGAAGATAAACTTCAGGGAGCTCCGCAAGAAAACATAATGACACCGAATGTGGCGCAAAAGGAAATTGATGCGTTAATGAACAAAGGACAACCGTACTGGGATAAAAATCATCCCAATCATCAACGCGCCGTTGATGAGGTTGCTCGTTTGATGGAATTAACGGTAACGGGATAACCGATAGAAATATTGGTTCATGGAGTAGCCTTCGGGTTCCATTGACATGATGAAAGCATCACGATGACTAATCGTTAAATACAGATTAAGTCTATAGAGATAGGGAGCTTATCGTTTTAATTTTTTCACTAATGGAGGACAATTATGTCAAGTGAAATTACCACGGCTTTTGTACAGCAATATTCAAATAATGTACAACTGCTAGCACAACAAATGGGTAGCCGTTTGCGTGAAGCTGTGGATGTGGAATCTGTGACCGGGAAGAATGCTTATTTCGACCAAGTCGGAGCGACAAGTGCCCAGGTCAGGTCAAGTAGACACGCAGACACTCCACAGATTGATACTCCTCATTCAAGAAGAAGGGTGTCATTGGCTGACTACGAATGGGCTGATCTCATAGATGATCAGGACAAAGTAAGAATGCTGATTGATCCTACTTCAACTTATGCCAAAGCAGCAGCAGCGGCAATGGGAAGATCAATTGATGACGTTATCATCACAGCATTTAATGCGACTGCCTATACGGGAGAAACTGGATCGACATCCACGGCACTCCCCAGCACTCAAAAATATGCAACATCAGATCAATCCACTGGATTGAACATTGCAAAACTTTTGGATGCGAAGAAGAAACTGGATCTCAAAGATGTAGATCCATCACTAAAAAGATATGTAGTGTGTGGAGCAACCCAAATAGAGGATTTGCTTAACACTACAGAGGTTAAGAACTCTGATTATAATACCGTGAAGGCTTTAGCAATGGGTCAAGTTGATTCATTCCTTGGTTTCAAGTTTATTATGTCAAACAGGCTTAATCTTGACTCAACCTATACGGATGACAGGCTATGTTTCGCTTTCACCGAGGATGCGATTAAACTCGCAATAGGCAAGGATGTTAGTGCAAGAATAGATGAGAGAGCTGATAAATCATACAGCACTCAAGTTTACTACTGCATGAGCATTGGTGCCACTCGAATGGAAGAGGAAAAAGTAGTCCAAATTCCGTGCAACGAATAATAGGAGGATATAAATGGCTGTTACTACTCAGAAATCAACTGAATATACTAACCGTACTGCAACTCCTGTTGTTAATAATAAGACTACGGAGGAACACGGCAAATTAAGAGTCATGTTCTTCACTCACGACCAGGATGGTGCTGGGGATGCAAGTTCTTCAGTTGCTCTTGGCGAACTACCGGCTGGTAGAGTGAGAGTATTATTGGCATTATCAAGAGCCTATGTGAACTGGACAACAAGTTCAGCGACACTGGATCTTGGATGGGATGCGTACACGGCGCAAGACGGAACCACTACCTCGGCTGATCCTGACGGATTGGTTGACGGGGAAGATGTTGACACGGTCGGCTACTTCGATATGGAAGGAGCCTTGGCTGCGACAAAAGCAACTGGTGGAACTCATGTCTTTGAAAGCAAAGACGGAGTTGTTCTTCGTGCTACATCAACTACAGCAATAGCGGATGGTGATGACCTGGTAGGTTACATCGTCTACATTATTGACTAAAAGTCGAATAAGAGGGGGTTCATCCCCCTCTTTTTTTTTATCTAATTTTTTAAGGAAATCATGGCATCAAAAGTAGAGATATGCAACTCGGCACTCAACATGCTGGGAGCAAATAACATTACAGACATCACGGAAGATTCAAAAAATGCACGCTTGCTGAACCAGCGGTATGATCCTGTCAGGGATGCAATCTTTCGCTCCCACGCCTGGAACTGTCTGATCAAGCGAATACAGCTCGCACAGGACACGGACACGCCGACACATGAATACGCCAAGCAATACACTTTGCCAGCGGACTGCTTGCGAATATTAAAGATCGGCGGACATCATGACGGCAGCTCCTCTGACCTGGATGACGGACAGAAATTCAAGGTTGAGGGAAGAAAAATTGTAACCGATGAGGCGACTGTCTATTTACTTTACATTGCGAAAATAACCGATGTGAATGAATATGACACCTTGCTCCAGGAAACGATTGCGGCAAGACTGGCTGCGGAATTATGCTACGCCATCACTTCATCAACATCACTCGCAACGCAAATGCAAGAACAATTCAAGGAAAAATTAAGAGAGGCGAGACATGTGGATGCAAGTGAGGGAACGGCGGAAGTTTTGGATGCAAGCACCTTCATTAATGCGAGGTACTGATGGCTCGGCAGACAGTCGCCTTCAGTAATTTTACAGCTGGGGAACTTTCTCCTCGTTTGGATGGAAGAACGGATTTAAGCAAGTATTTTAACGGCGTAAAGACATTGGAGAACATGGTTGTTCATCCTCACGGAGCGGCGACCAGGCGACCAGGAACGAAATTCGTACACGAAGTAAAGACAAGCTCGGCTCAGACAAGGTTGATTCCCTTTGAGTTTTCAACAACGCAGACGTATGTCCTGGAGCTGGGAAACGCTTATATTCGATTTTTCAAGGACAGCGGAATCATAACCGAAGGGGATAAGACGATAACCGCGATCACGAAAGCTGATCCAGCTGTTGTCACTTCATCCTCGCACGGATATTCCAATGGCGATTTTGTCATCATTTCCAGCGTTGTAGGAATGGTCCAGGTGAACGGAAGGACCTTCAAGGTCGCCAATAAGACGACCAACACGTTTGAGCTGCAAGACGTTGACGGAAACAATGTTGATAGCTCGGCGGATTATCAAACCTATACGTCAGATGGCGTGGCGAACAAGATTTATCAGATTACCAGTCCTTATGCGACTGCGGACATACCGACTGTCAAGTTCGCTCAAAGCGCGGATACGATGTACCTGGTCCATCCAAGTTACGCCATCAGGAAACTGACGCGATCAGCACATACGAGCTGGACAATATCAACACCATCCCTGTCTGGATCTCCGAGTCCAGTCTTGAACACGACAACTGATAAATATCCGAGTGCGGTGACTTTTTTTGAACAGCGACTTGTGTTCGCTGGATCAAATGATAATCCTCAAACACTGTGGTTCAGCATCAGCGGATCATTGGAGGATTTTACGACTGGAACAGGCGACACCGATGCGATGGTCTATACGATTGCATCAAACAAGGTGAATGCGATACGATACTTGTCAGCGCAGCGATCCTTGATTGTTGGAACAGTGGGAGGCGAATTTGTGGTCAGTGCATCAGGCACGACTTCTCCCATTACTCCAACAAACGTGCAGATCCAAAAGCAGTCCAGCCACGGATCAGCCAATGTCGATGCGGTGCAGATCGCCAACGTGACGATGTTCTTGCAGCGAGCTAAAAGAAAATTAAGGGAGCTGTCATACAATTTGAACATTGATCAGTACCAGGCACAGGACATGACCTTGCTGGCGCAGCATGTCAGCGAAGGCGGCATCACGGAGATGGCGTACCAGCAAGAGCCTGACAGCATATTATGGTGCGTACGATCTGATGGATATTTATTGGGTTTCACTTATGCGAGAGCCGAGGAGGTTGTCGGATGGCATCGTCATAAACTGGGCGGTGTCTTTGGCGAGGCGACCATCACTGTATCGGATTATGGCAACATTGCGACTGGCACGACTTTAAAAATAACAAAATCAGACGGCACATCCGTCACTTTCACATCCGAGGCATCAGGGGGAACCGCGCCTGATGAAACTCTTGGTTTCAGACCGAATGAAAGCAATGACACGACCGCGGATAACATTTACACGGCGATCAACGCACACGCCGATTTCACTGTTGCCAATCCATCGGCGGCTGTGGTTACGATCAAGGAGACATCCAAGACTGGAGCGGATCCCATCAAGATTACCAGCTCGGACACGACCAGGCTGACAACAGATGATGAAGGAATTGCGGTGGTGGAAAGCGTGGCGACCATACCAACGGACTCCAATGAGGATGAATTATGGATGATTGTTAAAAGAACCATCAATGGAACGACCAGGCGGTATGTGGAATATTTGAATTTATTTGATTACGGAACGGATCAAAAAGACGGATTTTTTGTTGACAGCGGACTGACTTATTCAGGAACGTCTACAACAGCCATCACTGGCTTGGAACACCTGGAGGGGGAAAGCGTGACGATCCTGGCGAACGGCGCAACCCATCCAGTCAAGTCGGTTGCAAGCGGAGCCATCATGACTGGAGGATCACTGACGTTGGATCGTTCTGCGACAAAAGCTCAAATAGGACTTCCTTATGATTCGGTGCTTCAAACCATGCGGATTGAAAACAAGGGGGATGAAGGAACGTCACAATCCAGGACTAAAAGAATTAATGAAATCACCTTGCGCGTGCATGAAAGCGTGGGCGTGGAGGTGGGTTCCAGTTTAACGAACATGGAAAGGATACCTTTTCGCTCAAGCGCGGCATCAATGGACACGGCAGTTCCGCTGTTCACTGGTGACAAGCAAGTGGAGTTCCGTGATGACTTCAACACGGATGGACACATTTATGTGAGGCAGACTCAACCCTTGCCTCTGACGTTAATTTCAATTTATCC